GCATCGCCATAGGGCGTGTCTGTGTGCTTGTGCGCCCTGCTCCAGCCTGCTTCTATACCTTCCTCAACTAACCTTTCGATAAGTGGATACATTTTAACTTGCATAGTTATCCACTCTCTGTGATTGTGTGCGGTGTTGTGCTAATCAATTGATATGTTTCTTCATACAAATAACCATTGAATTGATCGTTTATCAAGATTTCTCGTGCTTCATCAAAAGTCTCTGCCTCTACTTCAAAAAAACAACCAGCATAGTGTTCATGTCCGTCTTCGCCTTTTGCTATAAATTTTTTAATTGTTTTACTCATAAGGTTCCTCCTTTTCTTTTATGGTACCGACACTGATGTCGGTAGCATCCGTTTCTCTTCATCTGTTATTTTCTTCTTATTCATTTTCAAACACCACCACAGTTGTCAGACGCTGTAAATACCATGCAGCTTTCTGTAAGTCCTCTACCTGCTTGCCTTTGTACTCATAGCGCCACAGGTACTTCATGCAGTTGCCTTTGAGATAGCCTTTGAAAGCAACACTGGACATAGCCTCTTCAATGGCTTCAATACATTCAATGTTTCCAGTGTTATAATGCCTAGGCGCGCCTACCATGTCTTCTTCTTCTTCTTTATTTACGCGCTCTAGGTTCTCTATGTGCTGCTTCCACCACTCTGTTTCTTTCACTTCTTTATTAAACTCTTCTTGAGCTGCGTCAAGATAGGTCTTCATCAAAGACTCATCTATTGTAGGCTTAGGCACCTCTAGTGCTGGTGCTTGTCTACGTAGTCTATCCCAGTCCGCTGGTGTTGCGTTATTAATACTCATCTTTAAAATCCTCTTGAAACTCTGCCAATCTATCGTTAATTCTGTTACTGAACTTAGCTACTAAATCCTGAGAGGTTATGTCTAAGATTTCTAAGAGCGTTATCTCGTCCAGTTGTTCCAGTTTTTCTAGTATGTCGTAGTATGTAGCTGTCATCCTAAGCTCCGTACTTCTCTCGCAAGTAGTTTATACTAACTGGTAACTCGTCACACCCGCCGTTACCAACCTCGTTCAACATCCAGATACCTGCCCAGCTTCCGTTAGTCTGAGGTGTCAAGTAATCTTCATCGTGTTGGTAGTAGATTCCAGAGAACAAGCCTAGCATGTTAGTGCCGTCAGCCTTTCTAGCATAGGCTATATCTCTATCTTGTACGTGTCCCATAATACAGCTCATGTACTTTTTTTGCAACATTAGCCTTGCTGAACTAACAGGTCTTCCCATGACACCACTGGTGAAGTAGTGGCAATAGGCAATCTCATCAATGACAATAGGTTGCAGAAAAGGTATAACTTCCCAGCCCATCTCTTCTAACTTCAAGTCGTCAAACTTGATAAGACCTTCAAGCTTTGGATCTGAATCAATAGCTCTTGTGATTCTGTTCTCGTGATTACCGAGAGTGAACACCATGCGTGGCTTCCACTGCTTCCACTTATTGTTTTTCAGTCGATCCTGTTCGTTACGGATAGGCTCTAGGAATGCTTCCATGCCTGCTATGCCTGCTTCAATATCTCTAACATACCGTCTACCTTCAAAGCTGCGTGTGCCTACGTCATAGCTGCTTAGACTAGGCATATCCCAGTGGTCGCCAATGTGTACAATAACGTCTGGCTTCTTGTCCGCTGCGTATTGACCAGCCCAGCGTAGGTGCTCCACAGACTGGTCTGGTTTTACTTGTGTGTCTGGTATTACTAAATGCTTAGTCATTATTCATCTCCGTGATTGGCAAAGCCGCCGTGAAGCTCTTCTCTGGCTTTGCGGACTACTGCGTCAGCTTCTTCTGGTGTTTTGTAATAACCTAGATTGATACGTTTACTTTCTAAGCGAATCTCTGCACACCATTTGTTTGTTCTTGTGTAATAACTCACTCCTTTATAACCACTGGTGTTGTTTGAGTTAATTTTTCTATTATGCTGATTCTGGCTAGCTGTAACAGCCCGTAAATTTCCTATCCTGTTATCAACTTTGTCGCCGTTTATATGATCTATCGTCTTAGGCAGATAACCTTTATGATATAAGAAAACAAGCCGGTGTGCGTAGTACTTTTTACCATTAATACCAACACGTATGTAACCTATTTTTGAATCAATAGTACCTGCAATATCTCCAATTTTTTGACTACGAGCGTTAGACACTTTCCAAATTAAATTACCAGTTTCTTTGTCATAGTCGAACAAATGTTTCACTAAATCTACAGTTAAATCTCTCATTTTTTTCTCCGCTTACGTTCTGCCGCTGTCTTCTCAGCATGGCATTTGTAACACAGCACTTGATAGCCTGACGCTTCTAGAAACATTCTGTCAATGTAGGTGTTCCAATCTACGAAGCCGACTTCTGGTTTAACTACCGGATCAATATGATCTACTGCTGCATTGTTTCTTTTACGCTGACGTCCTTCAAGTGGTGGAAGAGTGGCTGGGCCGTGTTGCTTGCAGATAGCGCACTTGTAAACACCTCTGCTAACCCAAGACTTCTTCTTAACATCGTGCTTGACACCCCACTTACCGTGTGCTCCACGCAATGCTGAGATTATGAAGGATCGAAAACGTGCTTCTGTCCATCGTCCATTATTTCTCACTGTTAAAACTCCATACCTCACCTTCGTACCGACGTAACCAGAGCATCCTACCATTCTCAATGACTCTGGCTTCGTCTCCATCGTACATCTCTACGCACTTGTCGTAGAACTCCTGCTCAGTATTACAATCCTTCAGTATCTTCTCTGACTTCTTCTCACCAATGCCGTGGATGCCTATGATGTTATCAATGCGGTCGCCCATCAGTATCTGACGGTAGAAAAAGCGTAAGCCGTCCTCTGGCTTAACGTAATACTTACTCTTCTTTACAAAGTTGTAGTGCCATCCCGGTATCTGGTCGAAGTCCTTATCGAGAGACACCATGATAGCTTTATCACCGTGTGTGGTAGCTGCTATTGCTATGGCATCATCTGCCTCTTCTCCTTCAGTAACAACAGCAGCCCACTTGTCTATAAGACTCTGGCGCAATGCTTGTATATGCACTGGCTTTTCCTTGTCTTTACGGTTTCCTTTGTAATCAGCAGTTACGGCATATTCCGTTCGGAAGTTTCCCTTGCCGGTGAGATACAGAACATACTCGGCGTCTTCTTCATCCGCTCCTAGATGAAAAGCGAGTAGATCTACAATGAAGTTATCAAGCGTTCTGATAGCTGTCTTTTCAGACTCTTCATTACAAGACCAGCCTACTCTGTAGACGAGTATGTCTGCATCAATTAAAATCACAAAGCATCATCCAAAGAAACTTCTGGAGTGTACTGAATCAAATCAGTCACAACTAGCTTCATCAGAGACGGGCTACGACCTTTAGCGCCTGACGGACTAGTCCAGTCGTAATGTCCAATAACTGCTTTAGCCTTGGAGCCATTAGCAATCAATACACCAGTCAGCTCTTCGCCATCTGTGTTGTAAGCGCGAATAGGCTTGCTTGACTTACAAGTGATGAAGTCACCTTGGTCTGCTTTGTTGCGTACATTGATACCACGCTCTTCGAGAGCATCCTGAGCGCTTTGTGACAAGTTAGACAGATTAATCTGGTACTTACCGGATAGCTTGTTTGGCTCTTGAAGGTTAGCCCACATTACTTCTGCTTGGATTGTTACTGGTTTTACTTGTTCCATATTATCACCTTTGATTGGATTGTTAGTGTTACTTGCTGTTTTAGATCACAACTGATCTATGTATATTATACCACATAAACTTTACAAAAGTCAATGTGTTTCTGCCCAATTGTTACCAACTTTATATTCAGCATCGAGAGGACAGCGCAGACTCAATACAGAACCTGTAGCTCGTAGGCTACGTACTGCTGACTTACCTACTGCATCTGCGAAATTCTCCGGCACTTCTATCTGGAATTCATCATGTACATTAGCGACTAGCTTGTAAGGTATGTCGTATTTTTGTAAAGAATTATCCAGTAATACCAGAGCTTGCTTCATTACAATGGCGCCCGCACCTTGCAGCAAAGTGTTTAAAGCTGCGTGTTGCGACCGTACACGTAATTTCCTACC